CTTCAATTATGACACTTCAGCTTTGAAAAAGGCTGTTGACTTCGTCCGAGGCTATACGTTCTAGCAAAAGCTTTTCATCCCCCAATACAATCGCGTGTTTGGAGAGAGTGAAATCGTAGCATGAACTATTAAAGCGGTTCAGGAGTCCTCTGAGACTCTCGCGGTTATCAATGCCGACAGTGCAGCGACCCAAACAACAGCCGTTTAACGCTGGTCATTCCATAGCTCATTCAATAGCGGGCTAGATAATGATTATTTGTCGTCGATAAATTTTTGATACTCAGGCCAACTTGCAAACCCAATGGGTCTTTTTGGTTCTTCTGGATTCACCCTTTTCTTTTTGATAAGTAGAACACTTATCTGAGATACGTGCTGTATAAGCTCTACCGGACTTCCGTCCTCAAGCAATCCACTAAATGAGATAAGTGATGGATTAGAATAAGATATGTCCGTGAAATGGAAATTAATAGTGCTGCCGAAGTTAGTTAATTGCCCTCCTGCCTCATATTCATCATCTAAGGATTGATGATAACTGTTTATCCATTTAATGAGTTTTTTATGAAATTCGTTAGCAAAATTCCCAGTGATGGCATAGTGCTTCTCTGCATTACTCTTAGAGATTTGGTCCATAGCATTAGCAAGGCCTTCCGATCGAAGGTGTGACATTGGATCAAAGCTTTTCATTATAAACTCCTCAAATAGCATTAAGAATGGGACCTGCTAACATCGAACTAGTTTATGCCCCGAGCACCTCGTTGATATCAACATCGCGAAAGCATCAGCTATTGAAGATAATTTGTAATCAAAATAATATCCACAAGGACTTTTCATATGATCAAACCAGATTGGGAGGCTATTGAATTGGCATTCCGGACCAACTCAACGGCCAAATGATGATAGTCAGCTCAAATCAGCAAGATAGTTGGTTGCTTCAAGGTTAGTTATGTGGAATTCCGTAGCTAAATTGCGAGCCAGCTCTTCTTTAGTTTCAGCTATCCGGTTTTGATTAGACCAACTCATTATGTAATACCCACTGCTTAGTGCTACCAATATCTGTATTTCGTTGATCGTAATGTAATAACTATCCATTAATAAAATACCTAGGTAATAGGAAAACATGGCACTCACCGACAAACAAGAAATGTTCTGTCGCGAGTACCTCATTGATTTGAACGCCACGCAAGCGGCTATCAGAGCGGGGTACAGCGAAAAGACTGCCCGCGCTGCAGGATGCGAGAACCTAACAAAACCTGACATCCAAAACAGAATCGCTGAACTTAAAGCCGAGCGCAACGAGCAAGTGAATATCGATGCTGCTTATGTGTTGCGCCGCCTGGTTGAGATAGACCAAATGGATGTCCTCGATATCTTGAAGGATGACGGCGGCATCAAAGCTATCAGCGAATGGCCTAAAGTATGGCGAACTACGCTTAGCGGCTTCGATATCAATACCAGCATCACCAACTTCGATGAAACGACCATCGAGAACTTACTCAAAAAAATTAAGTGGCCTGACAAGGTGAAAAACCTCGAACTGCTCGGTAAGCACATCTCAGTGCAGGCATTCAAAGAGCAGGTTGAACAGAAGGTCACTGCGACGCACAACGTTATGCCTGTTCCGTCCTGCGACAATGTCGATGATTGGGAGAAAGCGGCCCAGAAGCAGCAGAGCGAGGTCCTTGGTGGATGAATTACAAAGCCGTATGGAAACCACTGCCAGGGTCGCAATCACTGTCCCTGAGTTGCCCATGCAACGAGATACTGTATGAAGGTACTCGCGGGCCGGGTAAGACAGCCGCTCAGTTAGCGAGATTCCGGCGGCTGGTCGGGCTTGGTTATGGCTCGTTCTGGCGTGGCGTCATCTTCGATACCGAATACAAAAACCTTACCGACATCATTACCCAGTCAAAGCGTATGTATCGACTGTTCAATGATGGTGCTCGCTATCTGGCTTCGGCCTCTGAACTGCGTTGGGTATGGCCGTCAGGTGAAGAGCTGCTATTTCGCTTCGGGAAGGAGGAGAGCGACTACTGGGACTACCACGGGCAGGAGTTTCCGTTTATCGGCTTCAACGAGTTGACCAAACAGCAGTCATCTGAATTCTACGAGATGATGTTCTCTTGCCGTCGCTCCTCATTTCGGCCCGCTGATTACCCGCGTGAAGATGGGTTGTTACTGAAGCCAATCCCGTTGGAGACATTTAGCACAACTAACCCATTTGGTATAGGCCACACGTGGGTAAAGAAGCGTTTTATTGAGCCGGCACCACGCGGCACCATCATTCGCGAGACTCAGCGCGTATTCAATCCGCAAACTGAACGAGAAGAGGACGTAACGCTTACACGCGTTGCTATACATGGCTCGTTTAAAGAGAACCCTTATCTCGACCCGCAATACATCGCTACCCTAATGTCTATAAAAGACCTCAACCGTAAAAAGGCCTGGGTTGAAGGGTCATGGGACGTAACGAGTGGTGGACGATTCGACCACTTATGGAATGAATCACTACACGTTATCAAGCCGTTCTCCATCCCGAATAGCTGGGTTGTTGATCGCTCTCATGACTGGGGTGAGTCGAAGCCATTTTCTAATCTGTGGTGGGCGAGAGCTGACGGCACGGAGGCAACACTTTCAGATGGTGGTAAGTTCTGCCCGCCTGCCGGGTCATTGATTCTGATTGGCGAATGGTATGGTTGCCCGCCTGGAGAGCTAAACAAGGGCCTCAATATGTCATCAACGAATGTTGCTAAGGGCGTTGCGTGGATTGATAAACGGCTAGCTGGCGAAGATGTTAGTGAGCCAGAGGAAATCAAAGAAGCGGGCGAGACGCTCGGTCAAATGAACATTATCCCCGGTATATGCCAAGGGGTTGAGCCGGGTCCGGCTGATGGCGCTATCTACAACACCGGTGATAACGAGCAGTCGATTGCTGACAAAATGGCAAAGCAGGGTGTCACATGGGTTCCATCAAACAAGAAGCCAGGCTCTCGCAAAAATGGCGCGGCAATCTTTGCCGATATGCTCGAAGCAGTAATCGAAGGAAAGAAGACTGAATCTGGGATGCCAGAAAAACCGGCCTTCTATGTATTCGAGCATTGTCGAGGCTGGATTAGCCGTATTCCTGTTCTTGTTCGCGATTCAAAAGACCCCGATGACGTAGATACTTCACAGGAAGACCACGATTGGGACGGCACCCGTTATGAAGTCCTCCACGAGCGCAAACAGGTCGGCGCAATATTCTTCTAAGGAGTAATCAGTGAGTGAATTAAGCAACGGGGAACAATTCCTCGTTAATGCCCTTGCTGATGCAATTGGGTGGCAGAGAATGATGTACGCTGGCAGAAATGGGAACACAAAGCGCACGAAGCTGTGGGATGAGTTTGGTTATCCCGAGCAGGTGACATTCGACATGCTTTATCGCGCCTACCGTCGAAACTCCGCTGCGTATGCTGGCGTACACAAAACGCTGGATTCATGCTGGGTAGATAGGCCGACTATCATCGAAGGCGAAGAGGCAGACGAGGCAAAGAAAACAACGCCGTGGGAAAAGTTAGTCACTGCGTTGCTTAAAAAGCATTGGGCGAAAATCAAAGACGCCGACCGGCGCAATTTAGTGGGTCGATATTCAGCGCTTCTTATCCAGGTTAAAGACGGATTGGATTGGAATCAGCCAATTGACACGGAGGCGGTCGGACGATTGGGCGTTGCGGCACTTGTGAAACTTATCCCTGTGTGGGAGTCACAAATTAAGCCGGGCAACTTCGACACTGATAGTCACTCTGAAACTTACGGCCAGCCTGTTGATTATCAGTTCAACGAGCAACCGGTTGGTGACGACGGCACATACGGACCAGCCAGAAGTATCACCGTGCACCCTAGCCGAGTAATTGTGCTAGCTGAGGGCTCAGAGGATGAAAATATCCTCTCTGGCATTCCGCTTAATGAAGCTGGCTATAACGATCTGCTGGATATAGAAAAATCCAAGGGTGGCAGCGCAGAAGGCTTCCTTAAGAACGCTAGTCGGCAACTGGGGATAGCATTCGATAAAGAAACCAGCATGCAAGCGTTGAATACTGAGGCGGTTAAAGGCGGATATAAAGATATTGGCGATGCCTTGAATGACAAAATAGCCAGAATGAATAGAGGGACAGATGCCGCCTTGGTAATGCAGGCAGGTCAGCCTTCCGTGCTTTCTGTCGCGCCAGCTGACCCAACACCTACCTGGACAGTCTCGGCTAATAGCTATGCTTCAACCATCCAGTGCCCATTCAATATTCTCTTTGGTAAGCAGACTGGATCGCTTGCCTCCACTGAAGATAAAACAGCATGGGCGGGAACCTGCAATGAGCGACGCCAGGGGTTTCTAAAAGATCTGATTGAACGCGTTATTCAGCGCTTCTGGGAGGTTGGCATTATCGCTCAGCCAACATCAGGTGAGGTTTCCGTAACTTGGTCAGATTTGCTCTCACCAGGTGACACAGAGAAACTTGCCAACATGGGCGCAATGGCAGATGTTGCACAGAAAACACAAGCCGCCCTTGGACGCTCTGCGATTACCGAGAACGAAATCAGGCAGGCTGGAGGTTTCGAGCCAATACCAGAACTTGATGTTCCAGACCCAAATAAACCGCCAACCGGAAAGGACCCGCTCAATGACGACCAAAGCGACGATCCGAACGCCGGTAATACCCCGTAACAAAGCCGACCCCACACAGTCAGCCCGGCAGGTTGGGCGCATGTTCAATGATATCGATGAGCGCTATCTCGGCATTAAGCGAGACCTCAGGGCGCTGTTCGACATGCAGTTGACTGGCAGTGTCACGCAGACCAATAGCCAACTTGGTTATATGGCCTGCAACAATGACGAGGGGCCAGCAACGCTCTATCAGGTCAATATCGGCAAGTACATCTACGACATGACAGCCCGCAAGCTCGCCAACCTGCTGCAAAGTGTCCAGACGATTCTGGATAACTGGCT